AATAGGCCTTGCCGTTTACAGGGTATACTATATTACTCTTTAAGTTTTATGGTATGCATCTCATACTTGAACCCTTCTTGATTATACATCTTGATGCGCTCTATCAAGTGGTTCAGAGTATAGTTTCTGCTAGTCTTTGTTGACATATCATCAGCTACATCAAATAGGGTGCAAGAGTCTTTGGTATCACCTTTGCGAAGGCCACGGCCGATAGATTGCAAGGTACGCACTCGACTCTTAGTCGGGCTAGCAAAGATTACATTGTGTAGATTACGAATATTAATACCAGTGCTAAACGTACCATAAGATGCTATGATAATATTGTTATCGCCAGACTCTGCTAATGTGCGAATACCATCACGATCTTCTGCTTCTGTGCCACCATGAACAAAAGATACAATCTTGCCTCGTTCATCAGCTTTAGCCGATATCATTTGGTTTAATATCTCACCGTGTTTTTCAACCAATGCATACAGCACTAGAGTATTACCATTGAGCGACAAGGCTAGATTACGAATGAATTTGTTTCTAGCATCGCTTGATACTATTCGATCAATTTCATCTTGGTAAGATGCATCTTTTGACAAAGGTTCGGGATGCTTCAATACCAATACCTTGATTGCTAAATCTGCAACATGGCCCGCATCCATCAAGTCTTTGGTCTTGACCAATCTTTCAATCTTACCAAATAGACCTTCTAGAACAAGTTCATTGACTTCAGAACCATCTAAGGTACCAGTCATACCAAATCTATATTTTGTTGAAGGCATCTTAGTCATTATAGTAATAAGACTCTTAGCCTTAAAAAGATGTGCTTCATCACCGATAATCGTATCAAACTGAGAGAAAAATTCTTCACCCATCTCATATACGGACTGCCAAGTAGATACGGTAACACCATCTACAGCTTTCTTTTCTTGACCGCCTCTGATTCCATGTATCTGACCAATATATCCATAGTCTTGAAAATCCTTGACCATCTGAATAACCAGAGATACTGTAGGCACCACAATTAATGTGCGGCCGCCAAACCATTGTGATATAAGATATGCTACCATGGATTTACCGCTGGCCGTAGGTGATATGAATACGGCGCGGCGCATACGAATGGCCAATGCAAGCGCGCGTATCTGATAATCTCTAGGCTCTACTGGTAGCTTTAGGTCGCGAATAAAATCTTGGATTTCGACTAATGATGCTTCATCTTCTGAAATAAGATCATCATCAACTGATACATCATAACCAGATTTTTCTAAAAATGATCTAACACTATGGGCTAGCCCTGCATACATTGTATAATTGCGAGCATTGAATAGACGAACTTTACCATCCCAGACTTTGCTTCTATAAGTCGGCATGAATTTTGCGCCAGGTACTTCGAAGGTATAGTTTTCTGATACCTCTCTCGCAACAGAACCTGAGCATTGTAGGCGCATGGTTGATTCATCGATTTTAAGAATATGTACTTGCTCGGTCATTTCATACCTACAGTTAGCTTGCGCCAATCAATTACATTTTTGATTTGAAAGCCTCGATTGTTTATCGATCTCATAATTTCCTCAAGAACCATCACACATTCTTGATGAAGACCCAGCATTGATTCAAGACGTATCATGGCTGCATCATTATTCACTCGCTCATCAATATCACCTCTTATGACGCGCTCCATGAATTGATCACGACCTAGCTTTTCAAGCTCATCTTGAGTGGCCTTGCCTGAATAATAAGCAATTAGCAATCGCGTAAGCGTCTTTTTATTAGCGGTTAGCTCACGGACTTTAGCACGCTCTTTTGAAAGCAACGCCAAATATTTTCCATGAAGCATTGGAACCTTGATGCTTTCGAGGTCCAAATTTAGGTCATCTAACTTTGTGTCGATAACCCACATGTCAAGAATGTCTTGTGTTTTCATCATCTAGCCATAATACCAGGTTTCTAGGTAAATGTACAGAACTAAATGCGTTCTAATGTATATTTTCTGTAAGAAAATGTAGCTGTAGCTTCAAGATATTCAACATCATTTAACATTGAACTAAATCTAAGAGCAGATAAACTTGTAGGAAATGCATCAGCAAAAAACACATTTAGTCCAGGATTTTTATGACTTGTCAATACTGTCAATGTAGCATCTGATGTAATTGTCATCGTGCTACCTATAGTATTTGGTGTTGCTAGTGGTGAAGATGCTGATAAATCGCGTAATTGTTTCAATGAATTTGGATGACCAAGACCTTCAAGCCAATTGACCATTTCAATATAATTTCTCATATCCTCATCAACACGAAATGTGATTGTTAGAGGATCATATACGATTTTATCACCAGGTCTAATCAAAGTACCTACTGGTGTTGGTGTATTAATTGGTGTCATATTGATAGCAGGTATATCAACAGACTGGCAGAAATAATTGACCATCGGTAGTCTGCGAAGATTAAATTTAAAACCTAGTGGTGATAGGTAATTTAAATTTGTAGGCTGGTCGTTAATAGCGTTCATCGTTGCCCTCCGTGCTACTATTTAGGCACAAAAAACCCCGTGAGATTTCTCCCACGGGGCTCTTGTTACTAGGCTGTCGCCTGATATTACATCAGGTTTGTTACGGCAACAAAGCGATAGTAGATGTTCGCCTTCGCATCGCCGAATGAACCGATCGTACCATCGGCTGTCGTTGTCGCGAACGGATTGGCCACAATACCGTAACGAGTCTTGAACCCGATCTTCGGCTGGAATGTGTCCTGACCGATAGCGCGAACCATCTGGAGCGGCACATACGGGCAGTAGAACAGACCGGCGTCAAAGGCGGATGAGCCCTTGTAGCCAACTGTCAGATACTGCTTGCCAGTTGATGATGAGAAGTACGGATCGATGTAGACGCGGATGCGGCCATTCAGCACACCAGCGAATGTGTTGCCTGTGTCATCAACCTGCAGGTTTGCTGACAGAGCAGGTGTATAGTCAAGCACACCGGCCATTGACAGAGCTGAAGCAACGTCTGATGAGCAGATCATCACGTTGCCCTTACCGCGACGAGTTGCCTTCGCGATTTGGTTAGCTTCACGCTCGATCTGGAACAGCAGACCCTTGAACTTTTCAACCATCCAACGACCGTTGGAGTCAACGTCGAGGTTGAATGTGCCTGTTGCAGTCACATTTTCCTGAGCGCCGGCTGTGGCGGTGTAGTTGATTGTGCGAACCACTTCGCGGTTGATTTCCGCAAGGATTTCAGCAGACAGAATGTTCGCAAGTTCTGATTCGGCATCCAGGCCATGGATAGCCTTCAGATCCTGCGCCAGTTCCATGGTGTATTCAGCCTTTAGGGCGCGCGACACGGCAGTCACGGCAACCTTCTCGACTGAGAACGCCATTTGCTGGAATGCATTGGATGAACCGTCACCCAGAGCTTCCGCACGAGCTGTTGACATACCGGTTGATACGGTATAGCCTGAAGCACCTGCCTTCACGCGGCCTGTAGGATCTGTACCGTCCTGAACGCGACCAGATGAAGTATTCGCGACAACAAAGCGAGAAGCTGTGTTACCACCAGCCGCTGTAGTGAATGTTGTATTCGCTTCATTGAATAGGGCTTCTGTGCCTGTCTGTGACTCATAACGTGAACGCAGAGCGAAGATCAAGCCTGTTGGGCCTGTCATCGGCTGCACGCCGCAGATGTCATAGGCGATCAGGTTTGGCATTGAACGACGAACCAGTGAGATAAGCACTGGATCGAAGATATCGATATTACCTGCTGAAGCTACTGATGAAGAAGCACCCATCGCATTTGCGGGAGCAGCTTCACCTAGCAGACCAGGCGCACGGTAGCCGCCTGAGCCAATCGCTTGCTGGCGTGAGTCATACTCTTGGTTTTCCAAGAGCTGAGCCAGCACGGCACGCTTATGTGAATCCTTAACGGAGGGGAGGTCACCATGGTCGATGACCGCGCCCCACTTCTGGATCAGAGACTCTGTATTCATGGTAGTTCCCTTTCCTAGGAATATTGGCTATTTAGCCGATCAGAACTTTTTAACGGTGCGTGAGATTGCTGAGACATAAGCTGACATCGGCCCTGAAGTCTGCTCATTGATATTTTCAATGGGATCAGAATCAAGAGCAGACTCTGTGAGAACTGACTTCAGAGCAGCCTTACGGCCTGACGGGAAGTAGCCTTCACGGAGGTCTTGTA